CCTAAATATGGCTCATAATATGCAACTCTACTGGGTACATCAGCATCAGCAGGAACAGTATTTGATGAAAAAAGTTTTAAAACTAAATTTCTAGGTGAAGTATCAGAAAGATTAGGCACATGAGTATTTGCGCCAAGAAGATATCTTAGGGAATCGTCTTCACCAATAGCTGGTACTAAAAGTGCCATTTAAAAATCTCCGTCTAGCCTTGGTAACTAAGTTTATTTATTAGAGTTTTAGTTTCAATGCAATTAGAAATCTATTAATTCCATTTGAATAATTCACATCAAATCTTAAAATATCACCTGCTCTAACTGCAACATCCCAACCAGTTAAAACATCACTAAAAGCTTTATTATTATTTGTAATTTGTGGATATGTGACTCCATCAGTCACAATTGAAGTAAATGTTGGGTACGTTGTATAATCTGCTTTTTTAATATCAACCTGAACATTTCCAGTTTCTTCTGAAAGTATTTTCCAAGAATCTATAATACCACTTACATCAATTGTCAAACTTCCTTTTGTTCCTGATGTCATATCAATATTTCCACTGTCTACAATAAAGTTGACAGTTCTTGTTAAATCAGCAGTTGTAACAAGAGCAATTACAAAAATATCATCCGTTGATTGTGGAGGAGTTGTAAAGATAACTGAACTTCCAGCAACCACATAATCTTGAATTGGTTCAAGAAATAAATGATTTTTACCAACTAAAATTTGTTGCGTATTGATAGGCGTATAGGCATTACCGCTATCATATAAAGAAAATGTTTTGCCAATTCCGTTAAATCCAGGAGATAAATCTAATAAAAGATTAGTATATTGAATTGCCTTGGAAGGAATTTGATAGTTAACTCCAAGTCCATACTGAGTTGGAGCACCTAAACTTACACTTTTTCGATTACTTGATACTGTTACATTGTAGTTAGTCATAGAGTTACTCCAGGATTAACTAAAATATTTCCTTGAATAGGTCTTGATTTTAGACTATTTGGATCTGACAGTACTATATCATATACATATCTTCCATCAGAAGCTGCAGCACTTGTTGAACTGCCCATTGAAATACGAATTTGTCCAGTGAGTCTATTTACAAAAGAAACATTAAATGGATAAGATGTTGTAGCACCATAATGTTTTCTCATTACACATGAAGAACCATACCCAGTTAAATTCAATGGAGTACCGTCTTCATTAGTAATGGTAAAGTCTACAGAATAATCAGTCCCTTGTTCTAATACTAGGTTTATATTAATTGCAGACATTGAAATTAGAGATTCTTATGAAGTATTTATCCAAAACCCTTTCTGGTTTTCTTATCCAATACTTCAATATGTCCAAGAAATTGTTCAGGAACTTTCATCCATTCTAATTGTGCTTCTTCATAACTATCAAAGATAACCGATTGTCCGTTACTGTAAACAAATTTATATTGATGCTTATCATAAAGAGCATCTGAAGTTTTTTCAAAATGTTTTAGACTATCACTCATTTTTAGATTGTGGAGGAACTACAGGATTACGATTGACATTTTTGATGACGATAAAGGCATCATTCTGATAGGTTACAGAACCATATGGTTTAGACCACTTTGGATTTGATGTTGCAACTGTTTGAGTTCCAGTTGCGGCAACACCACCAACCTGAACTACAATCTCATCATTAGGATCCCATCCAAGTTTTTCAAGGGCAATTGCAAGTTGCCCTAACATATCATTGCTTCCTTTCATCATTGGATTTTTGTAGTATCGTATTATTATACTCTTTTTTTATCGGTCTGTAAAGTTGAGGCCAGGTATCTCTAATAATTTCTGCGAGTTTGTATGGAGTTGTTGAACTTATCATGATGCATTATTTCTTCTTGGACGATAACTATAAAGATTTGTAGGTTTTGGTGGTTTCATCCAGTCTTCTATTTTATCCAATCTATCTTCATTATAGAAGTCTTGTTGAACATACCACAACTTCCAATATTCATGTCCTTTAGATTGATTACAAGAATGGCAACAGGCAACTACATTTCTTGTAATGTCTAAACCACCTTTTGATTGAGGAACAACATGATCTAATGTTAGATTTTCTTCAGAGTTGCAGTAAGCACATTTACAATTCCAACTTTCTTTTATCTGTTTTCTCCATAATCGTTTTGCTTCGGATGAACTTGTTGTCTGCAAATTGAACAAGTAATCTTGAGGCGACTGGAGAATATCCATAAGTACTTGCGACTTATTAGTATTTATTTCTCATAAGTATTGGGTAATAGACATTATGAACATGAAGATTCCAAAGAGTTGGAAGAACATGAGAATAAGAAAGAAGTCCATAAAAAAAGGAGTTCTTTTGGAACTCCTTTATTTATTTTTGGATTTTATATCAACCGATAGAAGGTGCAGTCAAGGCAACCGAAGTTGTTTGAGCAGCAGCAAGATCCAGAGGGAAATTATGAGCATTACGCTCGTGCATTACCTCCATACCAAGTCCACCACGATTAAGAATATCAGCCCAAGTAGGAATTACACGGTTCTGACTATCAGTAATAGACTGGTTGAAATTAAATCCGTTAAGGTTAAAAGCCATCGTGGAAACACCAAGAGCGGTGAACCAGATACCTACAACGGGCCAAGCAGCAAGGAAGAAGTGCAGCGAACGTGAGTTATTAAAGGAAGCATATTGAAAAATAAGGCGTCCAAAATAACCGTGAGCAGCCACGATATTATAAGTTTCTTCCTCTTGTCCGAACTTGTAACCATAGTTCTGCGACTCATTCTCAGTGGTTTCACGAACCAGAGAAGAAGTAACCAGAGAACCGTGCATCGCACTGAACAGAGAACCACCGAAGACACCAGCAACTCCAAGCATATGGAAGGGGTGCATCAGGATGTTGTGTTCTGCCTGGAACACAAGCATATAGTTGAAGGTTCCAGAAATACCAAGAGGCATGGCATCAGAGAAAGAACCTTGACCGAAAGGATACACAAGGAATACGGCAGTAGCAGCAGCAACAGGTGCAGAGTAAGCAACCATAATCCAAGGACGCATACCTAGACGGTAGGAGAGTTCCCATTCACGACCCATATAGGAGAAGATACCGATAAGGAAGTGGAAAATCACCAGTTGGAAAGGTCCACCATTATACAACCATTCATCCAGAGAAGCAGCTTCCCAGATGGGGTAGAAGTGAAGTCCAATGGCATTAGAAGAAGGAACAACAGCACCAGAGATGATGTTGTTTCCATACATCAGAGAACCAGCAACGGGCTCCCTAATGCCATCAATGTCAACTGGTGGGGCTGCAATAAATGCAACAATGAAGCAAATAGTTGCAGCGAGTAAAGTTGGAATCATAAGGGTTCCAAACCACCCGACGTACAATCTATTATTAGTTGAAGTCACCCAAGAGCAGAATTGTTCCCAGGTATTTTCGCCAGAACGGCGTGAAGCGATTGAAGCAGTCATTTTTCGTTAAAGGGTAAGTATTAGTTCAAGGGGAATTGAACGGTTACAGTATACCCCACACCACCCTCCAGTGTGGGTATGAGAGACACTTTACTTCTGATGGTCTCGGTTGCAGAAGATTAAGAAATGTGTTGGTTTCTTAACATGTATTTATCATAGCACTGGATGCTGGTGCTGTCAAGGGGTTCTATGACCAAGTACCAACAACAGTATGAGTACTAATACCTGCCAATGGCATTAATTTAATATAAGCATCAAGAACACTCCAAGTAACAGGAGTATTTTGATCTTGACTAATCATAAAATTAACATTACCTGCTGTGCTTACATCAATAGTTCCGTATATAGTGCAATGAGTAAATTGTGCCATATCACCTATAGTATCTGCTGCGGTAACTGCTGCACCAACAGTGTTAAAACTTGCCATTGCGATGCCAGCAGTATATCCACCAAGAGTAGTAGTTTTATTAACTTGGAATGTAGAATTATGTACTGCTACCGTCGCACCATTTTTCAGTGCCAAAGCATAACTGAGTATACCTGTTGTTTTATTTGATTGTACATTAAATACCAATTCGTATTGATATCGTGTATTTGATGATACTCCAACACCATTTGTTAATCCAAATATACTTGTCAGTGTATTTTTGGCACTGGGGAGACTTACTGAAGAACTTAACGCATAGACAAGTAGATTACTTCCTACACCACCATTAATAGTAACTTGTCCTGTTGAACTTGATATAGTAATTCCGACACCAGCAACAATAGAAGTTACAATACCCGTTAGGTTTGTTCCTGAACCATTGTAAGAAGTTGCAGTGACTATACCAGAGAATGTTCCACCATCACTACTTACAAGTTTAGTAGTAGTTACAACTCCAACACTCATTCCAAGTGATGAAGTATTTCCATAACCTAATACTGAATTTAGGTTTTGTGTTCCAGTAATCGTAACAATACCAATTCCATTCGCAGGTGAAATTGCAACTCCACTTCCAGCAACAATTTGATTGACAATCGTTGGTTTGTTGAGAATAGATGCAACACCAACATTTGAATTCCAATCACTATTAACTTGTGCAGTTGCATTAATTGTAACTTGTCCCGTTGAACCTGATACTGAAATACCACCAGTACCAGCAATAATAGAAGTCACAATACCAGTTAGATTTACACCATTACCAGTATAAGAAGTTGCAGATACAACTCCAACACTCATTCCAAGTGATGAAGTATTTCCATAACCTAATACTGAATTTAAGTTTTGTGCTCCAGTAATCGTAACAATACCAATTCCATTAGATGGTGAAATTGAAATTCCACCTCCAGCAATAATTTGATTAACAATCGTCGGTTTATTCAGAATAGAAGCAACACCAACATTTGAATTCCAATCACTATTGACTTGAGCAGTTCCATTAATTGTAACTTGTCCTGTTGAGCCTGATACAGTAATTCCACCAGTACCAGCAAGAATAGAGGTAACAATACCAGTTAGATTTACACCATTACCAGTATAAGAAGTTGCAGATACAACTCCAACATTTATTCCAAGTGCCGAAGTATTTCCGTTAGTTAATACTGAATTGAGGTTCTGTGTTCCAGTTGCATTAATCGTAACTGTACCAATTCCACTAGAAGGAGATAGTGATACACCAGTTCCTCCAATAATTTTATAAACAAAATCGGGTCTATTTACAATTGCAGTAACACCAACAGTGGCATTCCAATCAGAATTAAGTTGAGTTCTTGGTCCAGGAATTTGATCGTAATGAGATCCATTATGAATTAACAAATCTCCATCTTGAAGTGTTAATGGTCCATTACCAAAATTAGCAGTACCAACTCCAGATACAATATATTCCCAACCTGCTTGTCCTGTTGTATCTGCTATTCCTGGATTATTAGTAACAACATTATATGTTCCTTTATAGATAACGGCACCAACAATAGTAGGAGGTGTCTCCCAAGACATTACATAATTTCCAGCAACATTAGTAACCTTAAGAAACTTATCTGCTGTTGCTGCTGTTTGTGATGGGAAATATGTTAATCGTGAATTATCATAGAAAGTAATACCACTGGTACTACCTGCACTTACAAATGATAAACCAGTATAATCAATATCCGCACTTGAAGTTTGAATTGAAGTTGAGTTTGGTGGTGTTAATTGGAAACGAACTC